GGGTTTTCAATTTTATTTAAATTTTTAACATCTCTTCTTGTTGTTTTTGCTTCTTTTGCTTCTATTGCTTTTGCATTTTGTTTTTCTTTTTGTATTTGTTTAATTTGTTGTGCTGGATCTCCATTTGGATCAAAAGTATTAACATTTTGATTAGGATTAGCTTGAACATTTGCTGATGGGTCTTTAAGATCAACGCTTGGCGTTACTTTGATTTGTTTTGATATTTCCACTAGTTGTTGATATGTATTTTTATTTTCTAATAATGCAATTTTTGCTTGTCTTTCAAATGTTGTTTTTCCTTCAGCGTCTTGTTTTGGGAAAGAATTTACTTTAAACAAACCGCCATCTTTTTCTAATCCTAAAACAACATCGTCTTTTACTGTAGGAAAATTTAAGTATCCATAGTTGCTAATGCTTGCTGTTGCTCCAAGATCCGTAAGTAAATTGTTATTGATGCCATTTTTAGAAGATGCCAATTTCTTAATATCTTCTATGCTTTGTGGTGGAATAGCAGTTCTAAAATTAGTTGTATTAAAGTCTACTTCCGTAGGGTCTTTTGCACCAAAATCTACATTCCCTAATCCTTTATCATCTATATTTCCTTTTAATTTTCCAAACTTTGTAAAAGACTTAATGTTTTTTTCAGATTTTTCTTCTAAAACACCAAGCAAACCTTTTCCTTTTTTTATTTGATTTCTATTTGCAAATACTTTATTGGCTTTAGCTTCTCTATCTAAAAACATCAAAGCTTCAAATATGCCTTGTGCTTGTGCAGTTATAAATTCTGGATCACCGCTAATATCAGATCTTTTTTCTTTTGCCTTTATTAATTTTTCAATTAAAACTTGTGGATCTTTATTTATGGCTTTTCCATATGTTTCTATATATGAATCCATTTCTGGACCTTTTGAAGTTGCAGCACTTTCAAAAGAGTTCATAGTTATAAATGAACCAACTATTTTCTTTTGTCCTAGTGATATATTTGATAGTGATTTTTTATCTATAGCTGTTTCTTGTCCATTTATTAATTTTTGAAGTTCTTGTTGTCCAGTTGCAAAAGAAACTTTAGGATCAATTTTTTCTAAATTTATATTTGGATCATTTTGTATCAACTTCATTTTTCCAATAATGGCCTGTGCCTGTGCCTCTCTTTGCAAATATATTTTTGCTATAGCTTCTGGACTTCCTTTTCTTCTAAAGAAATAATTGTCTTCTTTTGCACCCTTTTCTTTAATAAATTTATCTACATTTTGTGCTCCTACTTCATTAATTGATCCGCTATTTACATAGTCACCTTGAATGCCTGACTCTTTAAGTTTTGTTTTTTGTTTTTCTATATCTTTTGTTTTTGCAATAACACCTTGTTTATCTAAAACATTTGAAGTGTCTAATTTTCCTGATGTGTCTTTTTTAAACTGCCCTTCTTTTTCATTTTTTAATTTTTGTTGTTCATCTATTATTTTTTGTCTTTCTTCTGCTTTTCTTTTGTCAAATTGTTTTCTTGCGTTAGCAACATCTTGCGTATAATCCATCTGTTCTGGATCACCTTTTTGTTTTACTCCTAATGCAAAATCAACATAATCTTTAGATGAATTTTCCACTTCTTTTTGTTTTTTACCAAGTTTAGTGGTTGGAAAAAAATTGTCAAATTCTGAATAAGTGGGCGTTAGATTTAATATTCCACCAGATAATATACTAAGTCCTCCACCAAGAGCATTTGTTAGTGATTTTTTTGCAGCTATTTTATTTTTAAGTTTTTCTTTTTGAATTTCAAAACTATTTATTCCAGTATTTCTTGATGACGCATCTTTTTCTGCTTGTTTATTAAAAAAATCTAAAATAGATGCTGTCGGATTTTTTAGTTCAAGATCATAAGCAAAGTCATTATGATTGTATAATCCATCAATACCCAATTCTTTTATATCTTTTCTTTCTTTAATAAAATCATTTGCTGATGTTGTAAAGTTTTTACTGTATATTTTACTTATATTTTCTTTTTCATTACTATTTGAAATAGCTTTATTTATAGTTGAAGTTAATCCTCTAAAAGAACCAAAAATCACATTTGATTCTTTTAAATAATCGTTATTTGTTTTATCTTTTTGTAGTTTAAATGCTTTAGATTCTAAATCTCCAGAAAAACTATCTACTTGCAAATATTTTGTCTTAGTAGCGTTTTTATATTCATCACTTTCAATAAATTCTTGATTGTAATTAAGTGGTTTATTTTCAACAGGAGTAGCACCACCTTCATAATACCCAACTTTTCCACCGCCACTAAGATAAGATGTTTTTCCACTATTTATAGATTGTAATAATGGTAGATTTTGTTGTGTAGCACTTCTGTTTACTACAAATTCTCCTGGTGTCAACATTGCAGGAACTGTATCTGTACCCCTTGGTTTAAATACTGAACCACCAACAGCAAAAGCTGAAACTTGAGGTTTGGCTTCTGCATTTGGCAATTGTTGAATTCCACCAAGTCCATTTATAGCTTCATTTAAAGCTTTTATTCTTGCTTCAGCACCTATTGCAGCAGTAGATAATCCTTCACCAACTCCAAGTTGAAGTTCTTTAACGCTAGCTAAAGCTCTATCGAATTGAACAAATGATATTTCATTACCAGCTAATTTTTGTACTAAACTATTTAATTTTTCTTCAATTCCAGAAGCTTTAAAATTATCTTGTATTTTTGTTTGTTGTGCATTAAGTTCATCCCCTCTTTGTTGCTGAAATTGTTCTTTTGCCAATCTTAACGAATCACTTGCATTATTTCCCTCAGAAAGTTTTTCTTGCGTAATTTCTCTTATTTTTGTAGCTTCACTTGCTTTATATCCACCTTGTTTTACTAAATCGCTCTCAACATCAGTAGTATTAGTAATTACATTATTATAATCTGTTTTTATAAGAGTCCTAAGAGACTTAGAATTTGCTTCGGCTAATCTTTTTTGTTCTTGTTTGTTTTTTGCTAAATCTTCAACTTGTCCTTTATATGTATTTAATTTTTCAAAATCTTCTTTAGTATTAAATCCAGATTCACCTAAAAACTTGCCTTCTTTTTGAACATCTTTAATTTGTGTTACTTTTTGTTGTTCTTTTCCTTTTTCTGCTATTAATGTGTTCTTCTGCATCTCTTGAATAAACTTTTGCAACTCAGAATAAAACTTTTCATTTCTTGAATCTAAATTACTAAAATAGTCTTGTTGTAATGATTGCTGATTAGCTATTATCTGTCTTTGTGCCTCTTCTTGTTGAGCAAAAATTCTAGCTTGCTCTGCAACGAGAGCTTTTTCTTCTGCCTTATCATCTTTGCCAGCACCATAACCATTAGCATCAAGTATTTGGTCTTGTATTTTTTTCCCAGCAGCACCAAAATTATCTAGGAAATCAAAAAGAATAGCATTTTGCTCAGTACTCATGCCTTGAAGACTGCCACCTCTAGCTTGTACTTGATTAAATACTGCCTGTCCTTGCAACATTTTTTGTTGTTCTTCTGGACTTTGAGTTAATAATCTTCTTCCTAAAGTTCTTTTTTCATCTATATTTTGTCTAACTTGTGCAAGTTTAGCTTGTGCTGCTTCTAGTTTCTTTGATTGATCAGTAAGGTTTTTTAATGCATCATTTAAATTAGATGCTTGAGATTTTAATTTTGTTAGTTCTAATGCTGCATTTCTAAATTCTGCACCACCATTTGTAGACTTGTTTGTATTTAATACTTTTTCTTCTTGAACTCTTATTTGTTGTTGTGTGATTTTCAATCTAGAAGCTATGGCAGCAGGATTTTCTGCTGCACCAGCACCAAAACCAGTTAGTCTTTGTTGTTGTTCAGAAAAATCATTTCTTGCACCTTGCAAGTTTATGCTTTCTGCTACTCCTTGTTGTACCCCAGGAAGTCTTTGTATTTCATTGGCTGCAAAAGATCTTGATCTACCTCTTAAATCAGAAAGTCTTCCTATTTGATCCCCAATAGCTTTCTGTCTTTTTGCTAAATCCTCAAGGCCACTTATATATTTATTTCCAGCTTCAGTTAATTTGTTATCTATTTCGGTAAATGCACTTATAAGTGGATCACGAATATCAGACAATAATTTTTGAGTTGCCTTAGAAACATCACCGCCAGCTTCAGCTAATAATTTAGTAAAGTCTTCTGATGATACTTTTCCACCAACAGAACTTACTACTTGATCAGCAGCAGCACCTGTTATTCCTCTTGCTTTTAACCCTTCTTTTAATGCATCAGTTATTTGTGTTGCTGTTTCTTTACCAGATATTGGATTAGCTACAGATTGTGCAAGAATGTCTGGTAAAATTTGACTTGCTGCATTTACTGCATTACCTTGACTCTTAAACTCTTGTCCATAAGCACCTAATAATCCAGCAGATTCAGTTATTGCCATATTAAATTTTGCAAAATCGGGAGTTGATCCACCGCTTCTTTCTGCAAAAGAAGTTAGCTTTGTTGATCCAATTGAACCTTCAAATAATGATGAATTTGTATCTAACTTTGATGAAAAAGAATCGGCAGATGCAGCAGCAGCATTAACTGCATTGCTAAGTGACTGCATTGAATTTATAGCCCTTGCATTTTCTTGTACTGCTTTAGTAGTTACAGACTTTATTTTTTCTGCTTGGAAAGACTCTTGCAGTGTTTTTATAAATTGTTTTTCTGCATCTGCAATGCTAATATCTTGAGCAGAAGCAATCTTAGCTATTTGTTCGGCCCCTGCACCGCCACCAGAAGACCTCAAATCTTTAAGTAATCCACCCTTGATATCTTCAAAATTTGTTGTAGATATATCTCCACCGCCAGATTTTATTTTAAGTGCTGCATCTTTACCTATTTGTTCACTATATTTATTTAAAACATTAGTTAATGGCCCTATTTGTGCAGCGTTAGTTTCTTTTGAAGATTTAGACAATGCCTCATTATACTTTTTTTTATTTACATCAGTTCCAGTGAGTCCGAAACTAATAATGTCCAAACCTTTCATAAAACTACTATTGTTGCCACCAGATTCTTCATATGCTTTTGTAGCGTTTTCTTGACTAACAACTTTTTGATTTTCAGATATTTTTCTTAGTGTAGAATCATTTACTTCAAGCAAGCCATTTGATACTCTTTCAAATATATTTTGCAAATTATTTAATGCTTGAGCAATCTTTGCTTCTCTTATTTCTGCTTCTGCTTGTTTTATTCCATTATGATAGCCTTCAAATGCACCAACTATTCCAGCTAATCCAGCACCCACACCAGCAACAACTGGTCCAAATTTAGCTAATGATTGACCAGCAACAGCAGCATATGTGCTTGCTGAACTTAGTGCTGCACCAAAAGCTTGTGCTGATTTAAAACTAGAAGCTGCACCTTCATCTACTTTTACAGTATCTCCTTCGCCTTTAGAAACTATTCCCGCTGCTGTTCCACCAGAAGACTTAATTCTTTCACTTAAAAAACTAGCTCCAACGGCAGCAGTAGTTAGTCTGTTAGCTACAGTACTTCCTCTTGATTCTTTAAACTGTTGATCTCCTTCTGATCCAGCTTCAAAATCAGTTCTTTTTGCACCAAAAATTGCTCTAGAGGCAAAGTCTTTTGCCTTACCCTTAGAAGTTAAATCGCCTTCTTTAGTGTAATCTGCACCGAATAAAGATTTTCTTTCTGCTTTACTGCTAATATCTCTACCTAAAGATTTATCTCCAGTAACTTCTCCTTGTTTATTAAAGATAGCTTTTCTTTTTCCTTCAGAAAATTCTCTAGTGTATTGGTCAGCAGTAGCTTGAAGATTTAATTCGCTTATTGGCTTACCACTTTTTACTGATTTTGCTCTAAGTTGTTTTTCTGCTGCTGCTCTATATTCAGATAGTGCATCACCTTTTAATGTTTCTCTTTCGTTTTTTCCTGCTTTTCTACCTGTTTGTTTTTCGTAATCTGCTTCTTTTCTTTTTAATATATTTTCCATTGAGCCACGACCAGAAAGTGGCTTTGTTTCTCCAATTACTTTTCCAGCAAGTAAAACTTTTCCTGCTGCATCTTGTTGATATTGATCTAATAGTTGTGCTGATCCTTCAGCTTTTATTGTCGCTGCCTCAAGACCTTGTACTGCGGTTGTTGCTGCATTTTCGGCTCTAGTTAAATTCCTTACTTCTTGTCCATGCGTAACTAATAATCCATTAAGTGTGTTTGTATTAGCAACAACTTGATTGTTAGCAGAAATTGCGTTTCTTGTTGCTCTAGCTTGTAAATTTCTAGCAGTTGCTTCCGCAGTAGTAGCTGCTATCAAAGCAGCATTAGCAGCAATCAATCTAGGGTCAGTTGCTGATGCACCCCTAGCAGTTAAAGATGTTATTCTTGCTTGCTGTCTTGTGGCTTCTTGTCGATTAGATGCAACTAATCCTCTTTGTGTGTTTGCCTCATCAATATATGAGTCTCTTGCTGTAGTAGCAGATTGAACATTTGATCTTGCAGCATTAACATTTTGTTGTGAAGCACCAACCCTTCCTCTTTGTCTAGCAACCAATGCATTTCTACTATTAACAGTTGTTTCTGCTTGTTGTCTTGCATTTTCATCTGATGTATATTGCTGTGCTCTTCTTTGTATTTCATCTGTATTTTGTTTAACTTCTATTTGTACAAGACTTTCATCTTTATTAGGATCTTCATACCTTAATTGTTCTTCAAGTGTTTCCTTTAATTTTTTAATATCATCTGGATTATTTGGATCAAACTTACCGCTTCTTCCAAGACCAATAGGTCCACCCCTAGCAAATTTGGCAAACTTATTCATTGCATGTAATTTTGAAGATCCAATTTTACTTGCTTCTTCTGGACTATATACATATTCACCAGGAGTTAGTAATGCAGGAACAATACCACCATTGGCGAATCTTGAGGCTTTTGCTAAATTATCTGCCCCTATCTTATTAACTGAAGACTTTCTAATTACAAAAGAACCTTCGGGCAAATCCATAGGAACAGTGTCAGAATTGCCAGTTCCTGGTACTAATCCACCAGATGCAAATCTTAATGTCTTTAGATTTTCTGCCAAATTTTCATTGGCTATTGCTCTTCTTCGTTGTCTTGAATTTAATTTAAATTTAACTCTAGCACTTTCACTTGCTGCATCCCTAAATCTCTTTATCTTATCAGCATTATCTTTAAACTTTTGTTCTTGTGTTTGATATGTACCTATTTTAGAAAGTTCGCTTTCATCAAACAAAGTTTTTTCTTGTCTTGGTGCAGATTGTGTTCTTGCTAATTTATATCTTTCACTTTCTGTTTTTTTAACTCTTGGTTCTTTTTTAGTTTTTTGATCTTTTGCTATTCCAATAATTGGGCCTTGAAGCTCCCTTTCTTCCATTTGCATTCTTAATCTTTGTGCTTGTGGCGATGTTCCACTAATAGGTTGAATTGCTTTATAGTTTTCATTTATTCCAATTAGCTTTTCTGGCTCTACGCTTTCTGTTGAATTAGGCAGTCCTCTTCCTTCTCTTCGCTGTCTATCTAAAGCTAATTTTTTTTGTAACTCTTTATATTGATCTGAACCCTCAAATACTTTTGTATCTCTAGCAATTCCGTAAAATTTATTTTGTTGATTTTCTTCATCTATTGATGAAATTAAAGAACTTAATCCTGATGCTGTTTCTGATTTTTGTCTTGATTTATCTATATTCTCAGCTTTTTTTCTAGCGTTTCTTTCTGTAGCTATTCTTAATTCTTCAGTGCGTTTTTCTTTTCTTGTTTTTGGTTTCCAAGGAAATGAAGCAATACTTCCAAATTTTATTACATCTTTTTCTAGCTGTATATTTAATGGGCCACGCTTATCGCCAAAATCATAAGCAAACTTAAGGTCTTTAATATTTTTTGTTCCTAGAAACTTATCTTGTGCTCTACCAATTTTTGCTCTTAGTTCTTCTGAATAATTTGGTGGTATTTTAGAAAGAAGCTCATCTAAAGATTTAACTCCTTTTAAGTCATATGTTGGTTTTCCATCTTTTGATTTTGAACTTCCTTTGTCTGCAAGATCTTTATTTGGTATCATATTAAATTTTGTACCAAGAAAATTAAATCCAACAGACTTTAATTTCATTGATCCAGATGTTCTTGCATTCACTATTATTTGTTTAGCTGATTTTATTTTTTCTTTAAAATCTGCCAATTGTTTTGGATTTAATGATTTAGAAAATTCTTCAAAGCTTTGTGGCTTTGCAGTAGCCTTATCGCCATCAGCAAACATTTGTCTGCCTACATTTCCACCAAAAGCATATCTTTTAGTTTCTTTTGAGTCTGCAAAAAGAGCACCAAAATTAACCCTATTAGATGAATCACTTGGATTTAAAAGAGACATTTTTTCAGCTAGAACTTCTGGATTATCTCCATAAGCATCTTGCATCATTCTTTTAAGAACATCAATTTCTATATCTTTATGTCTACCACCCAATACTCCTGCTGTTGGTATCTCAGAACCTTTTTGCATTGAATCAGCAAGTGTTCCATGAGCTTCACTTTTATAAAGCTTTGCCATTTTCTCTGAAGAAATAAACTCTTTCAAAGAGTTAATTTTATCTTTTTGTTTTGCAGACTGAATAGTATGTGCTTGCATTTCAGAAATAAGAGTCGTTTCACCGCTTCCTTTGCCATATGCCCCCATACGCCTACCAATAGATCCAAAAAGCGAATTTGCTAAAGGAGAACCTTCTTTTGAAGCTCCATAAGCAGCAGCATGAGCACCCAATTCATGTCTTGTTGTAGTTTTTTTACCACTATAATTAACTAATAAGTTTTTCTCATAATCAAAATTTCCATCCTCAAAAGAATTAGTTCTAGCTTTTTCTTGGGCTGAAGGCAATGCTTTTGCTGCTGCCAACAATCTCATATTGGCTGGCAATTTATTAAGTTTATCGTATTTATTAGCTGATTCTACATCATTATTTTTAAGTGCTTCTTGGTACAACCTTTGATATTCAATGGCTCTTTTAAACTGAGATGCTTTTCTGGAACCAACAAACATTTCTGAAAATTGTTCAAAATGAGGGGATGTGTGATCCATGTTTGGGAATTTTTCATATTCCTTTGGTTGTCTTTTGAATATAATTCTTGGGGTGTCCTGCAATGCAGACTTTAACTTCATGCCAGGATTAAATGAATTATCTAGAAAAGATTTACGATGAGTTACTTCTTCACCTTCCATAAATCTCTGTCTATTAACCGATCCACCAAAAGCTAGTTTTTGAGATTGTTCTGCACCTAATGCTAGTTTTCGAGATATTTGTTCCCATGATTTATCTTTAGCAATTTTATCTGCTGCATCTAATCTTTTTTGCCAATTTGGTCCTCTGGCATTATTTCTTGCTTCCTCTAAAATTCTCTGTGCTTCCTCTAATTTTTCCATCCAATCTTTATTTTTTTCTTTATTTTTTCGAGTTTTAGGTTGTTTGTCAAGTATTTCGCTTAATGCTTTGTTTGCAGCAATTACTTCTGGATTATCAGAACCCTCTCTAGATATTTTTTCTCTATTTTTTTGTGCTCGTATTACTGACCTATCAAACTTTGGCATACCTATTCTGTCTGCAATACCCATATGATATTGACTTTCATAATACTTTGCATTGTATTTAGATGCAGCAAATTCAAGAGCAGCTTTCCTTTTGTCTGAAGGGTTGCTTTCTGCCCCATAGTTTGCTTGAACTTCAGCAAGAAAGGTTTGTTTTCCTGGAGTTAAACTAGACTCACTTTCCCTTCCTGCCATATTAAATAAGGAATTTTTCAAAGGAGAATCACTTCTTAGTGAATCTTTTTGTATTGCATGTATTCTTTCGTGTTTTAATGTATTCCTTTCTTCTTTTGGGTCAAAATTTTCGGGTTTTCTATAAACTTTTGATACGCCAGTAGATCGTGAAAAACTACCCATAGTTCTAGAAACCCAATCTTCTTGTTTTTTCCTTTCTTCCGTACTAGCAGTATTATTCTTGTCATAATCTTCTTTGTATGCATAAAAAGATTTTGCTATTCTTCGATTTTGTGATTCTTCTTGCTTTTGAATAGAAGCTTGTAAAGCTTCTGAATATTTTGGATTTGCTTCTGGAAGAGCCATTGGATTTTTAGCTATTCTTTCATCGTTATATTTTTTTTGCTCTATTTCTATACCTGTTCTTGTTTCGTAAAATCTTCTGAATTGATCTGTTTTTCTTTTTCCAAGATTTGCTTCTGTTTCTGCCCAAAAATCTTTATCATTACTGCTTGCAAGAACATCAAAGGGCAGAGTAAAAGCCCCTTTTCTTGCAGCGAATGATTGTATTGGTCGTAAATACCTTAAGCTTCCGCTTTCTTTAAGTGCATCCTTTAGTGCTGGATAACCCGGTTGGAATGTGTTTTTCAAAAATTCAGATTCTGGTTTTACTTCCTTGCCATTCATGAATCTTTGGCGAGGAATTGGTCTACCATTAAAAGATCTAAATGCATTTGGTAATACTGGTTCGTCTGGTTTTCTTTCCTTGGTTTTTCTATCTATTGCCCCATATGCTTTTCTGCCACTTTTATTATCTCCAACAGCCCTTTGACTTCGATACTCACCAAAGGTAGCAAGTCTATCTCCAGCAGATTTTTTAATCTCTAACATTGCTGGAAGCAAAACAGCAGAAAGAGAATCGTCAGAATTAAAACTTGTTACTTTAGATTGTTTAAGATGCTTTAATAAAATTTCTCTAGCTATTTTTTGATTTTTTGGAACACTAAAATAATCTGTAATTGATTCATCTGCCCCATGTTTTCTTGATTTTCTTATATTTGTTTTTCCTGAAAGCGTATTAAAAATATCTTCATTAGTAATATATGCTATCATATCGTCTTTAGGAACTAATTCTTTTATACTATTTCCCCAAGCTCGATTTATTTTGCCATTAAAATCAATTCCAACATTGCTAAATATTCTACGACCTTTAGGATAATTAGTTGTTTTATCTTTCAGTATTGATGGAGTAAGATGGGAAAAATTTGTTTTTCCTTCTAACAAATAAGCAGGAGTAGGAACTGATTTTACTTTTGGATCATCTTTTTTAAGAACCCCTGCCCCTTGATACATCTGCCTTCTAACCATTCCTTTAGGAATAACCATCTCACCAGGTTCAAGCAAAGCTGGCACTTTATCCCCAGTTCCACTTCCAGGAACTATGCCACCTTTTTGCATCCTAAGAAAACCACCATCTGCTTTTCTAGCTGACCCTGTCTTTTTAATAGATGAAGTATCTGCACCAGCACCTTTTACAAAACCTGTGGCAAAAGAGCCAAGTCCTTGACCAATTTTTACGGCAGCAAGAGCAGTAAATAATGGGAGTAAACCTTTAAGCGAATTGATTAATGACAAAACAGAAGTGGCAGCACCAATGAATGTATCAGCTAAACTTCTAAAGCCAGGGCTATTAACAATACTTCTACCAACCTCAAAAAAGCTTTCCTTCAACTTCTGTAGTTTTACAGCAAGAGCATCCTGTGCTTGGCCAGCATTAACAGCTAAAGACACACTACCAGCTTGAGCTATACCCAATGCCTTCTGTGCAGTAGCAAATTCTTGAATAAGTGGGATAACCTTACTGATCTGCCTATAACCACCTAATTGCTCAACAATGGCACTAAATCGGGGGTCTGTTGACCTTAGTTCAGAAAGTCCAGCAGATAATCTTTTGACTGCTTCATATGGACCAACAAACTGCTGTTCTAATCCAACATCTCCTAAAGCTCTAGCCTCTTCTGCTGTATACCTAAGATTTATACCAACTTCTTTTAGAGCGTTAGCCGTATCATTTCTTTGTATTCGTGTAAATATAGTTCGCAAACCAGTACCAATACTTTCGGCACTTTCTCTTGTCGTTTGTCGTACTGATGTAAATAAAGCTATAAGTTCATTTAATTGCCCACCAGCAGCTTTAAATGCACCCCCTGTCTTTCTAATCGCCTCAATAATGTCTGATGCTTCAACAGCAAACTCACCCGCTACAGCATTAACAGAACCTAAAGCTGCACCAAGGTCTTTTGCCTCAACCTTAAACTGCTTCATAATAGCAATAGCACCTTCAGTCGTATCTTTGAGGTTATCAAAGTTTGGTGCTAAAGCAGCTTGTGCCATTGCTTCTAAGGCATCTTTAGTTTCAGAAAGAGTTAAGTTAGCTTGTTTTAAAACTACTGCTACGCCAATCAAATCCTTGCTAGAAACACCTAAATTTTTAGATAAATTTGTTACTTGATCACCTACAGCAGCAACATCTTGTACTGTGTCTGAAGAAACTTGTCTTAATCTAATCATTTCTCTATCAAAATCTACGGCAGCAGAAACGGCTTCTTTCATTGTGTTAGTAAAAGCAATGATTGAGCCAGCAGTAACGGCAAATGCAGCAAACCTTTTGGCAGCAAAGCCAGCTTGCCTACCAAAATTTTCCATAGAGTCAGTAGCTTCAGAAATTTGAGACTTTATTTGCCCCAATCCAGAAGAACTATTTCTATCAATACCAAGCTTTATTTGCGTGTTTGTATTTAATGCTGAATTTATCTGACTTGAAGCATTTCTCAAAGAAGCACTATTGAGAGCAATATTCAATTGAGCAGTTAAATTAAAAGCCATTTTTATACCTCAATAAAAAAGGGCAGAGCATAAGCGTAGTTACTTCTACGATTAAACCCTGCCCATCTATGCGATACTGTCCGTTTAGTTCTCAACGACCTTTGCTGGTTCAACAACAACTGCTGGTGCTTCTGTTGTTTTAACAGCTTCAACTTTTTCTTGAATCGGCTTGCCTTCGTCATCAAGGAATGGAGAGAAGTCAACAACATAATCTCCTTCCTCGTTAACTCGATTGCCGTTAATATCAATGAGTTCACCAGCCTCATTAATATACCTACCATCCTTATTGACTAGCCTACCCTCAGAATCAACCCTTCGGCCTGTCTTATCAACTAAATGCAACTCTTCATCCACAAAGTTATATTTAGATAAAAACTGGTTCTCAGGGAGCTTCTTTTCATAATCTGGATCAAGATTATAAAGCAACATAGCAAGACTTCCTGCTGCCTGTCCAGTTGCTGGATCGTCATCTCTATTTAAGTAATCTTCATAATTACTAAAATATGTTTTCCCTGTCTCTGAATACACCGTACACGAACTAACCCAGTAATTGAATTGGGCATTATCTGCTTGACCTTCAGCAGTATTATTATCTAGAGATGATCGCTCAGAGGTTAAAGCCCTAAGTTCCGCACGATCTTTCCTCATTTCAAGAGCTAAGTCCTTAGCCTGATTGAGTTTAATACCGCCAGACTTAATCTTTCTTTCTGCCCCATTAATTTTTTCCAATAATTTGCGATATTCAGCTTCTTTGTTATCATCCCAAAGATTCTGCTCTCGCATAACATTATTGACTTTACCACGAAGAATTGCTCCAGATTCGACAGCATCTCTAAATGCTTTATTGTAAATCTTTTGCCCTTCTTGCCTTTGCTTAACATTAGGTCGAACAACACAAAGTTCGACTTCTTTACTATCCAAAGTCACCTTAAACTGTTTCTTATTTGTGACACTCATAACTAATCCTCCTTTTGCTTAAGAATATTCTGGTGTCTGTTCCAATAAACAATATACTGCATTATCTCATTTTCGCAAGATCTAATTTGATGATTACCATTATTCAAAACATTTGTTCTACATAAATCCCATAGTTCCCTCCACTTTCTTTGTTTGTCAGTCAAATCCGCTTCACTTATTCCATATCCCCAAATCTCTCCGAAGTTTTGTTCAAAAGAAGAAAGAGCACCAATAAATGATGTTCTTAGCTTAGTAGTTATAATTTTTTGCAATCTTGCTTTTGATTCAGTCTCATACTTTTTCCTGTTTCTTTCCTCATCTTTTTTAGAAAAATTAGAAGCATCTTCCATTTGCGAATATATGTCCATTTTACTTACCTCCAGCATTCATTTGCATTTGAATATCCCTTATAGAATCGGGCATATGTTCTTCTGCAAGAGTGCCATGTTTTTTTAGAGCTTGTGATCTTTCTTTCTTAATCATCCTTGCATTCATATCATTTAAAGATTCTATCTTTTTAGCATCTTCCTTGCTTTCTGCAATTATAAATATTTCTTTGCTGTTTCTTATTTTGTCATTTGATAATAATCCATCTATTCCAGTTTCTACTCCTTTTTTAACCCTTTTCCTTCTTTGCAAAATCAACCATCCATCAAGCATATCATCATCTTCTAAAACTTCTTCTGATGGTGATTCTGGATGCTCATATATATTATCATAGAGTGATGACCAAATGATAACACTTTTTTGTTCTTCTGTTAAATCTACAGCAGGAACACCAAATAAGCTTCCCTCAGACTTTTTACATGACCATGTAGATCGCCAAGGATCTGTTCTTGCTATTTCTCTAAATTCAGAATCAGATATTTTATTTTCAACAAATACTGAAGTGGCATCTTCTAAAAGTGGTTCTGTCTGCTTCCAAAAATCATCGCCTTCCCAAACTCTAGTTCCATCTTCAAATAAAAGTCCTTTGCCAACTAAATACCTCATTTTATTCATAGAGGAAATTCCCTCGCATGACAAATGATTATATGCGTTTTTTTCTCTGTATAATTCAGAAAATGATTCCTTTGCTATTTTTAACATTTTTCTAATTATTTTTCGTTCTTCTGTTTTAAATGTGGCTTCAAATAACTTTACTTTTAATTCTTCAATATCTTTTGGCATTTGAACGATTTGTTTTTCTTTTTCTTCATCCCATACATTATTGCTATACATGAAGAATTCTAATTCTTCTTGATTGTATAGACCTTCTAATTCTGCTTCTTCAAATGATTCTATGAATATTTCTTGAGCGATGTGGCGAGTGTGGCGATCTGGCTGTTTAAGCAAATAGACTTTTCCGTTGATTTTACAACGAAAAAATCCAGTAATAATTCTACTAATATATAATTCCTTCTTAAACTGGTCCATCCTATATTCCTAAAAATAAGGGGCAACAGGTTTCCCTGCTGCCCACATATTTATTTACAAACTATTATAGATCAGCAGTGCTTCGTAAAGCAGATGTAGGATCTACTGGATGCTTAATGGTAAAGTCATTAAAGGTTCTGAATGAGTAGGTGACAGTTGCATTATTGCCGTCAACACCACCACCTTGGTAATTACAAGATTGCATCTTGTTTTTTGTACCAAGATCAATAACAGTACCTTCAGTAAGAACTAACTTAATTGTCTGATCTTTCAAGTTGTTACCATTGTAACTATTGAAAGCAGAACCACTTTCGGTTACTTCAATATCATCGCCACCTTTTGCCAATACTTCAAATTCAGCAGTAACTTCTACTGGGAATTTGGTATATCGGAAGTAAGGTGCTTTTCGACCCAATTCAAGAATCTGTTCACGACCAAGAGTCGCAGAAGCAGAAGTAGATTGGAAAGATGTATTAAAGCAATTTAAAGAAGTGTTGAGTGTGTTCTTGCCAGAAGCATCAATACCAGGAATCTGAGTTGGGAAAACAGACTTGTCCATATTAAGGTGCTGCCTTTGAGCAATACCAGAAGCAGATCGTTGAGCACTAAAATTAATGCTTTCATTGTATGGATCAGCATCCCAACCAGTGCTATCTACTGGTTCAAATTTTGGTGTCCATCTACCAGTACCAGTAGTCCAAACCTTATTGTTTGCAACCATAGTTACTGATTCAGTAGCATTTCCATCAATACCAATTTTGTAAGAAACTTGGCTTACAAAGCATCCAGAAACAACGCAAGTAGAACTTGGTGTTCCAGAAGCAGCTTCTTGAGTATCATCAGTAATAGAAAGAGCAAGAATTGCTTTCTTGTTAGATCGACCAACCAAAGTAGAGCTAGAAGCACCTTGAGTTCCAAGATGGTACAACAATGGAAAACCATCAAGTACTTTTTCAAGTGTAACTTCTACATCTGCAACACCTTCAATGTTTTCGTAGATTGAAATCATACCGATTTCAAAAACCTGTTGAAGATTAAAAGTCGTATTAATACCAACAGACTGAAGACCACGAACTTCTTGATAAGAAGTAGTGCCATCTGCTGCGATACCTACTGCTTGACAAGCATAAAATATTCTTCGATTTGCCATTTTATGAATCTCCCATATAAAATTCTGTCCAAAAATCAACCCTCATTTAATTAATACACCAATTTAAAGAGAATCTATTGAGAAAGTAACTCTTATGCTAGATCTATACATAGGTGGGGCAGCAAACTGCTCTTGAGATCTAATTTTATCAAAAGATATCAGCTTCCATTGATAGTCAGTTGTTATTTTTTCGTAATTTAATCCAGATGGGGCTATTTGTCCATCATATGTAAGTGGATATTTTTGATCAGCTAAAAGTTTTGTCTTATCTATACCCCAAAATCTTTTTTCCCATTGATTAATAATAACATCATGAACTTGCCTTCTATCCCAAGGTGTCTCTGCAAAAACATGCATTAATATATCTTGTTTGTGAACTCTATTAATAGCTCCTAGCTCATAAGGTGTCATGCTCACAGATGGCAATGTTTCTAAAACTATAGCAGGAAGCTGTATTCTATTTAGGGAAAGAACATCCCAAGCACCAGACCCTTTAGACGAAAATTGAACATCATCAACTCTAAAGCTGTCATATTGTATGGTTTGAAACCAAGGTATATCAGCAGATACAATCTTTACATTTCTATAAGAATGTTCGCATTTAACTGTACTAGTTGTAGCTATTGGAGAATTAAAAATAATTTTTCCTTCGGGATAATTTATCTTATATCCAGAAGGTCCAGATGTATCTTTAGGTATAAACGATGTGTTTACATATATACCACTAATGCTTATAGGTTGGTGAGTATATTCAACTCCAGACTCCCACACCCAATCTGATCTAGCACCTTCCCAAACAGAACCATTTGCATATCTAGGATCTCTAGAAAGTCTCATCTTATAAGATGGTAAAGAATGTGAGCCAACTCCTGTGGGGTAAACTCCTGATGGAACATAGATATTTGTAAAAGCACCAGCACATAAAAATCCATTCTGCATAAACATATGGACAGATGTTTCTAATAGGTCTGAAGTTAATGCATCACCATAATTTGTTACGCCATGAAATTTTATGCTCATTTTAATAATCCCTCTAAGCCTTCTTGTAACTTTTTGAGCATGTCTACTTCTGTTGCAGCTAATGCCCTAGTTATCCAATTATCATCTATTGTTCCAGAATGATTTGGGTCTACCCTAAAACCCTTTGACATTTTTGGAGAAATCATTAATGCGTAACCACTTCTTGAACCCTTTAAAGGCGTACCCTTATCTTTCATTACCTGATAATCAGCAACAACTATAGTATCACCAGCAGTTAATAGCCATCTTAGCCAATCTACAGTATTTCCATTTGAATCATAAGCCCCAAAATCTTTGTCTAATAAAAATTCTATACCGCCCTTCAACAATTGCAATCTAACCCCGCCTAAACTTGCTGAAGTTGGTCCAAGTTTTGTAAATTCAACTGATCCAGATATTGCCTTTACAACTCTTTCTCCAGCATTTTGTCCTGACCTAAATCCAAAATCATTTCTTAAATCCCCAATATCTAAAGAGTAGTATGTATTATTAGGGTCTTTTCTTAATTTGTTTTCAATATAGGCAATAAGACTTGGCCTTATTTTTCTAATTAACTGACTGATTGTTCGATCAAGAATTGCTTTTAGTTCTTGTGCTACAGCTAATGCAAATTGTTGTTGGTTAAGCTCAACATTGTATCTAAAAGAAGCCATTTTAAGCTCCTATTCTATTCCATACAGCAACCCAATATCTGTTTTGCACTATATTTCCTTGATCAATAGGCTCGCCAGCAAGTTCATATGTATATCTAATCATTGGCTCTAAGCTTATTTGCATAATCATTTTTCTTGACTGCAAAACATTTGCTAAATCTTTTATATATCCCTTGGTCTGAATTGTTCCTGCTGGATGCTGTATGTTTGCTGGAATTTTAACAAACCAATCAGAAGGGCTATTTGATATTAAAAGCTTTATCGGAGTTGTTGTTTCTGAAAAATGATACCCCCTACCATCACACATAGGGCAAATACTGTTATTTGGAAATGGCATAGGTCCACCATTAGTCCAATGATTTGATGACTTATTTCCAATTGGATCTATAACGCAGTTAACACAAACATTTGGAAGTGGAGGATAAACCAATAGGCAATCCTTGCCCAATTGATCTATTAGGTCATCTATAGCATCTTGAGCTATTTTTTTGACATCATCAGATAATGTAAATAATTTGCCCATAATGTATAATACACCACTGATAATTATACAATTAAAGCTTCTTTAAAATTAAATAATCATCTGAAGACTTAATTACATTAAGTTTTTCTGATTTTTTATAAATATCTGCAACTTGTTGATCTGCATTGACTATAATCAAACAGTCCTTAGACCTTAAAAATGTTTCTTGTTTTACCAATGAGAAATCAATAAGTTCTTGAGACAAGCCTTTATAGTTAATCAGTAGAGTTCTAGAGTTCTCTTCTGGTGCTTGAAAATCATCTTCTTTATCTGTAAGAATAAAGTTTTCATAGCTAAAATTCTTTATTGTTGTTTGTAATTGCTCCTTAGATTTATTTTTATATTCATCTACTCTAACTACTCCAAGACCCCTTTGGCAAAGAGCAATGGTGGTTTGTAGACCTTCTGAGCTTATATCTAAACAATACGAGTTGCTTGCTGCCCAAACAATTTCTCTTACTGCTTCAACTGAAAGCCCACCATCAACATTAGGTAAAGGAACATATTGCATTCTAAGTCTAAGAATGTTTTCTTCAAATGTATAAAGAAAAGGAACAATATTTTCTTTTTCACAAATATAAGAAAACTCTGCACCTTCTTTGTAATCATCTAGAACTTTTTGTGCAAAATCTTTGCTCACAAAATATAAAGGTGCATCATCTAATTCGTCAATGTCTGCAATTTTATAAGAAAGTTGAGAATGCTTTGTATTTAAAGATGATTTGTTTATTTGATCAAATATAGTTATCTTTGCTTGACCTGTTTTAATTAGTGGCCAAAAATCAATCATTATATTTATATTTTTTTCTAGCCTTAGATTACCCTTACATATTAACGCATAGTCATTTCCTTCTGCGATAAATTTTTCTAATACAGATTTTAAATTTGCACCCAACATATATTCTTTTTCTTTAGTCCATTTAATTTTTTTAAATGATTCTTCAGTAGTTACACTTTCTCTTCCAATAACATAAGCTTTAACTTTAATTGCATTTTTTTCTGAAGAGTTTATTGGAGTGGGATTGCCAATAAATTTAGCTGAATCAGAAATTGCTTTAAATAGCTCTTCTTGCGTTACTTTACCACTAAAATAATTAATTACTTCTCTATGATTCCAACCAATTTCTGTCCAACCAACAATATAATTAAAAATTCTATCTACAACAGATAATGGGTATGGAACACCTTTTGGTCTGCCAAATCTATGTATCCATTTTAAAAATGTTAGACAAACTGCTTTGCCACCATTCTGCCTAAACTTTTCTTGGATATAGCCTTCTTCAGAACCAAATCCACGAAATGCTGGATGGAATTTTGGCCAAACATCTTTTCTACAGCAATAAAGTCCACCACCCTGCATTGGAATTTCAAATTCTTCTTCTGAAATAGCTCTAGGGTCATTGCCCCAAGTTCCATACATATGACCTCTCCAGCCTGGATCAAAATGCGTAGATGTACTTTTTTGATCATCGTAAAGAAGTGGTCCTTGAATTAAATTTTTTGTATTTTCGTTTTGTTTTAAATATTGTTTAAGTTTTTTAACTGAATCTTTAACCAACAAAACATGACAATCAACACACATAACAAACTTGCCTTTTGCAAGCTCAAATACAGCATTTTTAGCTGGTGCTGTTCCTTGACAGTCAGGTCTATGATAATAGGATGCACCAACACTTTCACATAATTTTTTGGTGTCTTCACAAAGTTTTGGCTTTGTATCTACTACTAAAAGCTCAACATCTTCTAGATCATGATAGGCTTTTAGCGATTGAAGTGTAAAATAAACACCATCAAAATCATCGTATGTAGGCATACCAATAGTTAAAAACATAAATCCTCCTTTAATTTCCTAAAACTCTAACTAAGCTTGTTTTGCAACAAACAAACCAGATAGCTCAACCGAATAAACATTGACAGCATCCAATGGAACAAATCCATTCTCAAATACTAACTCTTGACTTGCTGCCAAATTATATGATGTAGTTGTATCAGCAGCTTCACCAAAATTCAAGTACATAATTCCAGTAGAATTGTTTTTAAAGTAAAAATAATTTCTTCCTGATTTTGCGGGGAAGATTTGTTGGCTAATTCCTGTTGCAGCAATAGCACTAGAACCATCTTCAAGACTATCGCTCATGCTAGTATCTACATTGTAATAACCAAAATTTCTACTCAAATTTACTGGTTCAATATCAGAAAATGTTCTAACATCAACCCTATTGTAAGTAGTTACTTCTCCAGAAGGATGTCCTTCAGTTGATTGAATAGTCGAAGACCCAATCTTAATAACACCGCTATTAATTATATGATGAGTTGCCATCTACCTACTCCTTATCTTGGGAAAAATGTTCTGCCTTCATTGCTAGTATAATAAACTTGATCTCTAGAACCAGCAAATATTCTAAACGGACTCATTATAGCAGCACCAGCTACTAATCCAACTCTTGCCGTTTGATATTCTAGTTTAACTTCTTCGTAAACAGAACACCAACCCTTTTCTAGTAATTTCATTCTACCATCCATAGTTCCACGCAAGTCAATAGAAGAACTACCATCTCTAATAGCAATTCCTTGACCAACAGCCCTTCTTGTCTCGCCACGCTCTATTAAACATGCTGATTTTATAGTCACTAAATTTATAAAGTTGTCATCTCTAGTAGTCGCCCTATCTACTGGACTAGGATTAATTGTAAGTGCTTGAATATCAACTTGAAAATTATTTGCAAATCTTAATTCTGAAGTAACTAGTTGAGCAGCAACAGCAATTACTTGCGTAAGTCGTTTGTCTGTATAGAGTTGTGGAGAAACTAAATCGTCTAGTAAAACTCTCAATAATGTTATAAATTCTGCTTGCCAGTACATAATAACCTCTATGGTTAGAGCATTGTTTCAATTAATAATACACCATATTTTAATCGGTAAATGGTGGCACTATAACTATATTGCCAACAGACAGCGTAATTATATGGGTATTAGATAGAGTACATCTAAATTCGTATGACCACCTTCCTGCCCCAATTTGTGCTAATTCTTCATTGCTAAGTTCAACTCTTAAAGATGTTCCATTAAGTAGTTGTGCTGTTTTAATAAATGTTGGTCTAGAATCAATCATAAAGTATGTAGTAGAACCAGTTAGGTCTGGCCAATCAACAGAAGTTATGTCTATGGATCTTGATTCCTCTGTTAAATAGTCATCTGTAAGTCTTAGTTCTATAGGATCTTCTGGATTAATTGGTATTGGATTTGTTAATGCTGGAACTCCTACTCCAGAAGTAGAACATCTTGTGCTTACCTTAACATCTATATTTTCATATTCCTCTGGATTAACTGCTGTTGCACCAAGAAGATTATCTTCACAGTAGAATTTTATTGCACCCCTAAATGATGTTGGAATTAAACCAGTAAACAAATAGTTTCCACCTGTTAAATTAATAAATTCTTCTGAATATGAAACCCCATAAATTGTTCCATCACTATTTATTAATTCTCCATATATATAATTGCAGTCTTCATATCTTTGTCCTAAAGAAACACTAATTCCTAATGTGTATCCTGATAATGTGGTTGGATTAAAATTAGATGTTAATACAGATATTTGATAACCAACAGTTGCTGGAGAACTATGAGAAATAGGTCTTAAGTAATATCTTGTTGCTGCACTAAGATTTGAAATGGTTACACTATGAACAGTTGTCAAATTAGAATCTTCAACTGTTGAATTTGAGTATCCATAATTGGGTTCTGAATCTAATGTAGCATGTGGAACAGTATCATAAACAACACGACTACTTGAAGGATTGTTAGTTCTCCAAGTGATGGTTATTGATGTGCTTGTTCTTGATGAATAGGTTATTGCGTAGATTGTTGGTCCTACTGATGGAGTCGGGCTAGGCGTTGGACTCGGTGTAGGCGATGGCGTTGGACTAGGAGTCGGGCTAGGTGTTGGCGATGGACTAGGAGTCGGGCTTGGACTTGGAGTCGGGCTAGGCGATGGCGTTGGACTAGGAGTCGGGCTTGGACTTGGAGTCGGGCTTGGACTCGGTGTAGGCGATGGCGTTGGACTAGGAGTCGGGCTAGGCGTTGGCGATGGACTAGGTGTAGGGCTCGGTGTAGGTGAAGGGGTTGGACTAGGGCTTGGAGTCGGGCTAGGCGATGGCGATGGACTAGGAGTCGGGCTAGGTGTTGGCGATGGACTAGGAGTCGGGCTTGGACTCGGTGTAGGCGATGGTGTTGGGCTAGGTGTAGCACAATATGGAGCAACAACAACTGTTGCTGATCCAGAATCAAATTCTTGCCCAAATGAACTTTGAAAAATTGTTGTAGTTGAAGAAAGATCTGTGCCTAAATCTTGCCCATCACTATTAACAAAAGTTTCACTTCTTTCTAATTTTAAATAACCATAAACTGCATTATTAATATTCTCCGGTATTATACTTGCAACTTGAACAAGTGAATATCCAGATAAAATAGTTCCACTTACTATACTACTAGATGTTTGTGCCGAACCATTAACTGTATAATTTATAATGATTTGAACTTGACAAGTTGATGTTCCAACACAAAAAGTTGAACCACCCTGTGGACCACCACCACAAACTGTTCCACCGCTAGGACAATCAGATCCTGGGCATACACAAGTACTAAGTGCTTCCGAATAACAACCAGCATTTCCGCTACCGCATGGATTATTTGTTAAATCTGCTGCATAAGTATCTGGAAGCTGTTCTGCTGTACATGCTGGCCCTTGAATATTTGCTTCACAAAATGCTTTGGTTTTAAATACAGCATTATTACCTGATGTACTATCTATTGGAACACTGCCTTGATATACTTTTTCGCAACCAACACAATCACAAATAGAAAGAAATCGTTTCCAACCAAGAAAACAATTGCCAGTAGGTCCAGCAGCAAAAGCTTCTGCTTCTGCAAGTGAGCCAAAATAAAATGGATCTCCATTTTCAATGGTAGCGGTTGCATTAAGAAGTAAAAGCGAATTACATCCTTCCAGACATGCTTCTGTATATGCCTCATTTCCAGCATCACATCCACACCAATCAGCACAACCAGTTATTGGATCTACATACTTACCTCTCTTACAATATCCATAAGGCCAGCTTGCACCACCAGCCGAGTAACAACTTCCTGTGCCATCTCCACTTGGAACGGCTACAAATACAAAGGATTCACATGTATCTACTGCCCCAACTTGACAATCCCCATCGCAACATGCTCCACCACAGGGAACGCCACAACCACCACAATTTGCTGGATCAGTAAATATGTTTACACACGCACCAGCACAACAAGATTGGCCGGATGGACAAGGAACTCCACAGGCATTACAATTTGCTGAATCTGTCTGTAGATTTTTACATGCACCATTACAACAAGTTTCTCCTGCTGCACATGCTCCCCCGCAACCAGTACAATTTGCATCATCTATTGGTGTGCATACGCCATCACAACAGCGATTGGTTTGAGTGTTGCAACAAACGCCACCACAACATGATTCTCCTGTTGGGCATGTTACTGCTTCTGGACAATTTGAACAATTTGCTTCGCTTATTAGCGTACAAACTCCATCGCAAGTTATTGTTCCTTCTGCACAACATTCAACACCATATTGTCCTAATCCATAATCTTTTTTTCTACATCTTTCTGGAGGACAATTAAGTGGATGACCATAACAGCAAATTGCTGGATAAGGAATATTTTCAAACTCACCAGGTGGGGTTTCGTAATTATTTCCACAACCACCGCAATCTGTAATTGATGTAAAATTAGTACATACCCCATCACAACAACCCTGTGTCGGTGGATAATTTAAATCATCTTGATTGTCTGGACAATTGCTTGGACCACAGGTTGTTGTAGAAGAAGTAGAGGTGCTAGAGGTTGAAGTGCTAGTAGGTGCTGGTATACAATTATAAGTAACTGTAGGTGGAGACACTTCTGTTGCACTAGCTGGTCGCTCTCCATCGCAAATACAACCGCCAAAACATGTTGTGCCTTCAATATAATAATACATTCCTGCTGAAAATTCAGACAGATTAAAAGTGCAAGAGCTAGGAGAACATAATGGTGCTTGAGTAGTTGATCCTTCAGCACAACCCTGAGTACTCCATCCACAACCAGCATCACAATTTATACCATTGGTAAAAAAGCCAACAATCTGACATGTAGTGCTTCCTTCAGCACAATTACCAGAACACGATCCAGTAGAATATATTTGTCCTTGTGAGGTTGGCAATGTACTATTGATATCTGGAGGCGAAACACTACAATTACAAGCACCAACTCCATAAACTTTTAGTTCTTCATTTTCTTTCCAATTTAAACTTCCATCTTTTTCTATTGCAGTATAAGAACAATCACCCAAAAGTAAAAATTCACCTTCATAAGATGGTTTAAGATTTATGTTTAATGGATCAATACAATTAGACATTTTTTAATCTCCAAATGCTGGCGTGATAATTAAATTGCCAACACTAATTGTCACAGTATGACCACTAAGAAAAATAGATCTGATTTCATAAGACCATCTTCCAGCACCAATACTTTGTAAGTTTGTGCTGCTAAGTTCAAGTCTTAAAGTTTTGCTATCAATATAAGAAATTGCTTTTAAAAAATTTGATTTGCCATCAACATAAAATATTGTTGTTACTGCACTTAAATTTGGATAATCATCAGAAGTAAAATCTATAGCTCTATCATCTACTGCATAGTAGTCATCTGTTGATCTTAAATCTAATGTGTCACCAGCAACAAAAGTGATCATTTTTGTACAAACCCACTTGTGTATATGTAAGTACACTCATTGCTATTTAATACAACATACTCTACAGCAACAATAGTGTCATTTGTGTAAATAATCTCATTCTGCATTGGCAGTTTCCTTTTTATTCCTTTTGAGTTCGTGTAATTCCCTAGTGTTCAACAATATCTGATTAAGTATGCCCATAGTATTTTCTTGGCTTTTAACCACACTTTCCAGTCCATTTTCTAATCTATCTATAAATTTGATGTGTCTATCATGCAAAGGGAGGATAATCTTCTCGCCCAACCAATTTGCTGCTTTATAGGTTGTCCAAACAAAAAACATTAGAAATGTACAAGAAACACCAAGTCTTTCAACCAATAGGATAATTTCTTTCTCATCCATTGTTCTAACCCCCCAAATAATGTAGTTGTGCCTACATTAAATTACACCTGTCACTCCAACTTCTGTGGCATTCTCTACTACCTTTCTTTTTTCTGCAAAGGTGCTAGCTAAGATTGAACGAGCTTGACCATATTCTAAAAGAACAGCGGTCATTTCTTCTATAGACGAGAAAACAACGGGCGTATTATCCATGCTAATTAGGTTGGGAAGTTCTAGGCCCAATGCTGCTGCCTCTTTTGCAAGAGAAAACACACCCACAAGAAGGGCGACATCAGAGGGGGAAATGCCTAAACGATAGCCACGACCAGAATCCCAACCAACTTTTTCTAAAGCTGCCCATTCATTATCTATATTTTGAAATGACCACGCCTTTGCTTGAGAGAGAGCATCTGGAGGTGCAGTAGCTATATAATCCCATGTTTGATCAGCAAGCTTAGATATAAATTTGCCAATTTCTGAGTCAAGTAAAACTGGCATGGTTATATTTCTTGAAACACCATCTGAATTTGTTTTAATCAGATTGATGTTGTATATGTCCTCTGTTGCTATTCCAGAGTTATCTATCCTATTTGTCAGTATGATACTTAAGCTTAACATTTTTGCTCCTATGCTTTTATGATGAAATTAACAACTATCGCTGGTGGAATAATCCCGAATGCAGTTCCACCTCCAGTACTAGAATTTGTAACAGTATGATTATGATTAGCACTTTCAGTTCCAGTAGTAGTACCATGACTATGATCTTGATGTGCTCCTTGCGTATTAGGCGTTCCATTAGCACTTCTATTATTACCATCTCTTAAACCATATGATCCAAACGATCCCACATTTCTTCCCCAACCATGCGTATGATCAGCAGACACTGTACCACTTGTTCCTGAGTGTGTATGATTAGCGGTTTGCGTTCCTACTGTGGCTGTATGAGTATGAGAAGCCATATTAGCTTCAGATAGTGTTGCGGTTTCTGCCCCTACATTTGACCCTAAAGTTCTAGTAGTTAAAGAAGTGCCTGTTCCTGCACAAATTGGAATCCTTCCTCTCATATCAGGCAAAGTAAAAGTGTCATTAGAATTGCCAGCACCAAAAGTTGTTCCTATTACTTTAAATAAATCGCCATAAGCTTTTCTGCTAACAGTACTTCCATTGCATAAAAGCCATCCGTTAGGAACCACAGATCCAGCAAAAAATCTTATAACACCAATAGGAGTAATAGATGATTGTAAACCTTGAAAGGAACTACCTTTAGGAGAATTAGTCGGTATCGAATTATAAGAAAAAGATCCAGCCAATTTACACCTATATTTTTATAATGAAATTAACAACTATGGATGGAGGCATAATGCCAAATGCCGTTCCGCTTCCAGTATTAGAGTTAGACACCGAATGATTGTGATTGGCACTTTCCGTTCCTGTTGTAGTAGCATGAGTATGGTTTTGCTGAATGCCACCAGTATTAGGTTGACCAGAACTACTAGCTGTTCCTGAGTCCATTAACCCATATGAACCAGATGTACCCGCAGTATGAGAAAAGTTGTGTACATGATTTGCACTTTCACCTCCACTTGTTCCTGTGTGTGTATGCGTAACACTTTCTGTTCCTACTGTAGTTGCATGTGTGTGAGAAGGCAAATTGGTTTCTGCTAATGTCGCTGTTTCTGCACCAAGAGTTGCTGCTAATGTCCTTGTGGTTAAACCAGAACCAGAACCAACACCAATAGGTAGTCTGCCTCTCATGTCTGGTAAAGTAAATGTACTATTAGAATTTCCAGAACCATAAGTAGTACCTATAATTTTAAACAAATCACTAAAAGCTACTCTGCTCACAATGCTTCCATCACAAATTAACCATCCAATTGGAGCAACAGAACCAGCAAACATTTCTATTACACCAGTTGGTATGATTGGTATTTTTATAGGCTCAAACGAACTTCCTTTTGGAGAGTTAGTAGGTATCGCATTATACGAAAAAGATCCGGCCAATTTTCACCTATATCTTTATAATAAAATTAATAGCTATTGATGGGGGCATAATTCCAAATGGCGTTCCACTACCTGTGTTTGAATTGGTAACTGTATGTGTATGCGTAGCACTTTGAGTTCCGAATGTAGTTGAATGAGTATGACCAACAGAATTACCACCTGTTTGCGGTGTTCCCGAACTACTAGCAGTAAGCGAATCTATAATACCATTTGTAGCTCCAGTAGTTCCTATCGGTAAACCATAGCTATGTGTATGATTTACACTTTGACCACCGCTTGTACCTGTGTGAGTATGATTAGCACTTTGTGTTCCAACTGTAGCGGTATGGGTATGTGGTGGAAGATTTGTTACTGCTAATGTTACTGTCTCTGCCCCTAAATTCGCCCCTAAAGTTCTAGTTGTCAAAGATGTGCCTGTTCCAGCACCTATGGGTAATCGCCCTCTCATATCTGGTAATGCAAATGTGGTGTTGGAATTGCCAGCACCATATGTGGTTCCAATAACTTTGAATAAATCGCCATAAGTCTTTCTGCTAACAGCACTTCCGTCACATATAAGCCACCCATTTGGAGCAGTAGAACCAGCAAACATTTGAATAATACCAGACGATATAGTAGTCTCTTGGACTGCTTGAAACGCAGACCCCTTTGGCGAATTACTTGGTATCATTCCATAGTTAAACGCTCCGGCCATTAATAACTTCCCCCCATTACACAAACTTGCAATGCAGGAGTACTAGCAGTAGTAGTAACACTAACGGAGGCAAAAAGTTTAAATGTAGATGGTAGAACAAGAGGGTTAGCAAAAGTCAATGTGGTAGTAAATCCAGCAACAGTAGTCGAAGGAGTTACAGCAGTCACAAGTATTTCCGTGAATAAGAAAGCTGTAGTTCCATCCCATACCCATATGCCTACAATATTACCAGCGGTAGGTGCAGTAAAAGAAGTAGAACAAGCATTGACTTGGATGCTATCAATTCTTAGGCCATTGGTAGAAGTCGGCACAACTTCGATGATGTTGGCTGCTGCAAGGCTAGCCGTTGCTGTTGGGCCTCTAGTTGTACAAGCTGTTTGTGCTGCAAGAGTTTTTGCAACAAAGTATGGGGCTTGAGCAAAGATAGGCGTTGATGTGACTGGCATTATAAACCTCCAAAATTATTAGCTAAGAAAACATTGCTTGCTGCTGATGGGGCTGTTGACCAAGATAATGTAGCACTACCATTAGTAATAATTGTACCACCATTAGCACCATCTGTAGTTGGCAATGTCCATATTACATTACTTGCTATACTATCTCCAGCTTTAAATCCTACATAGTTTGTGCCGTTAGCTGCTAGTTCGTAGAACCTTAATTCGCTTGTATTTCCAGCAGAAGTATTAAAAGGAGTTAAATTTAAAGACCTTGCTAAATATAGTGAGTAGTTACTATCTACATAAAGTAGTTTGGTTCCACCAAAGTTTTGTATTCTAAATAAATCTCCTGACTGAGAAGAAGAGCCTTGTATAACTATACCAACACCAGCATCAATTCCTGTTAGAACTCTTAATGCTATAGCATTGGTTATGGTTAGATTAGTACTAGCGACAGGAGCAGAATCAATCTGTACTGTTGCAGCATTTGTAAATGTACTCGCACTTACTGCACTATAAGTTGGGGCAGATATTTTTATTGCTCTCTGAGAACTTAGAAAACCAGCGGAAAATTGAACGGTCCTATTAAGATTTAAAAAAACATCACTATATTCTGTAGCTGATGTCAAAGCTGTGTGATTAGGAGCATTAATAGTAAATGAAGAAGGTTGTGTTCCTGTGCCAACAGTAGGACTAATAACAAGCACTGGAGAAGTTACTGTTGTACCATTAAAAGTAAAACTCGAAGAGCCAGCAGCAGCATTGCTTCCATCTTTATAAACTACTTGATTTGCAGATCCAGCTACGGGGCCAGTTAAGCCTTGAAAGCCTTGGTTTCCTTGGTTTCCTGTTGTTCCTACGACACCTTGAAAACCTTGCGAACCCTGTGAACCTGTGGTTCCAACGACTCCTTGAAAACCTTGATTGCCTTGGTTACCTGTTCCAGTTAAACCTTGGAAACCCTGATTACCTTGATTGCCTGTTCCTGTTATGCCTTGAAAACCTTGATCACCCTGCCATCCTTGATCCCCTTGATGACCTTGAAAACCCTGTCTTCCTTGATAACCTTGATCACCCTGCCATCCTTGATCCCCTTGATGACCTTGCCATCCCTGTTCACCTTGCCAACCTTGATTTCCTGCTCCAGTTGATCCTTGAAAACCTTGCGATCCATTGTTTCCTGATGCACCTTGCAATCCTTGTAAACCTTGTGAACCAGTAGTTCCAACGACACCTTGGTAACCTTGGTTCCCCTGAGATCCATTCGTTCCTGCTGAACCTTGATTGCCTTGCAAACCTTGTAATCCTTGACTTCCTTGAAATCCTTGGTTTCCTAGATTGTTATAGTCTGAAATAAGAACAGGAGTCTCACTTGAATTTCCTACCCATATTTTTTTATCTACTATGTTTATCCCTAATTCACCCAATAAAAGTGTAGCAGGAACAGAAGAAGATGTACTAGATCTTTTAATGCGAATTTTATTTGGAGGTAGTGTTGTTGTGGTTGTAGTCGTAGGTGCTGAAGTAGTAGTAGTTGTAGTAGTAGGTGCAGCAGTAGTAGTAGTTGTAGTGGTTGGTGCTGAAGTAGTAGTGGTAGTAGTTGTTCCACACTCCCCTGATGCTACTGTTGGTGCAGGTCCAGTACCATAATCTACAGACCAAGGGCCAGTTAAACTCGATGCGTAATAAAGTCTAGTGTAATCATTGTAGATGTCATACGACCCCATCATGCCATAGCCCATCTTCAAATTTATCTCGCTTACATGCTGCCAATATCCAGACATAAACATGTTGTACGAACTATTTACAAAAGTGTATGTTCCGTTAGCAACAGCAGTTCCAGCACCAGAAACACAGTATGGGTCAACTAAAGGTGCTGCTGTAGTAGTAGTTGTAGTAGTTGTAGTAGGTTCAGCAGTTGTTGTAGTAGTTGTAGTAGTAGGTTCTGCACATTCTCCTGCTGTAACTGTTGGTGCAGGAGCAGTGCCATAAACAGTCACCCATCCAGTAGTTGCTGGTGTAGCTGAAGCTGATGCACTTTGATATAATAAACTGCCCTGATATCGTAACATCCAAGCAAAGTCTCTGTCACCATAGTCATTTTCATATTCTATGCTTGTGTTTACATCTTTTATCCATACGCTGCCACTTTGTGTATAGGTTCCATTTGCAACAGGGTTACCAGCACCAGAAACGCAAACGCTAGGCATTAGAATGCACCCCCATCTATATCCGCACCGATTATTGCCGAAGATGATAAGCTTCCAGCAAGTACTGCATTTGTTCCATCAAAAGTAAAATTTGAAGAACCAGCAGCATCGTTAGTTATATTTTTATAAACAACTTGATTAGCAGTTCCGGCAACTGGGCCTGTTACCCCTTGGTAACCTTGGTAACCTTGATAGCCTTGGTTGCCTTGTGAGCCTTGATTACCAGTTGTTCCAACGACTCCTTGAAAACCTTGCGAACCCTGTGATCCAGTTGTTCCAACGACTCCTTGGTAGCCTTGGTTTCCAGTGGTTCCAACAACACCCTGATAACCTTGGTTTCCTTGTGATCCTTGATTACCAGTTGTTCCTACGACACCCTGATAGCCTTGTGAGCCTTGATTGCCTGTGGTTCCAACAACGCCTTGTAATCCTTGGCTACCTTGATATCCAGTATCGCCCTTATCCCCAGTTCTTGCAAAAGTGAGCAACACTTCATCATCATTAGAAAATGTTCCGATTCCAGACAGATAAGAAATTGTAACATCAAAGAAGCTAGGCTCTTGCTCTAAAGAATTACTTATAGTGTAAAGTGCAAATACTGTAGAGTCATTTTTCTTGGATAATTTAAAATGACCTTTCATAGTGCTTGTTGAAGCAGCGATTGTAGCTAAGAACAGAGAAAGATCTATGTTTGCATTATTTGGATTATCATCAATTATAACATGCGTAGCTGATGCAAGAGAAGCGTTATTAAATCTTATATAATTGTCACCTGGATCATTGATTGAATAATTATTTGTATCTATTTTATATTCAACTGTTACACCGCCAAAGCTACCAGTTGCCCCCTGATATCCTTGGTCGCCTTGATTTCCATAATTTCCTTGATCACCCTGTGATCCCTGATCACCTTGTGATCCCTGATCACCTTGATTTCCCTGTTCTCCTTGGAATCCTTGATCTCCTTGTGAACCTTGTTCACCCTGCCAACCTTGATTTCCCT